TTAAGCGGTCTCCGAGGAGGTGTCAAAGCCAATCTTGGGGCCGTTTTTATGCGGTCCGGTGTCGATATACGTTGAGTAGGACGATCCCTTTTCCCCCGTGGTCTGCTCGTACTTCATTCTGGTTAAATCAAACACGGTCTGTTCGTCTCGATCATCGAGCAGCCGATACATGGCTATCAGATCTGCTTCCGTCTCCGATAACGGAATGCCGTCACAAAGCATGTCCTCTTTTGTTGTATCCTCATTTGTTGTATTACCAGTCAAGATCCATTCCATAGAAGTCTTCAACGCTTTTGCAATTCTATAAAGTGAATCAGTATCAGGAACACGTTTGCCGGTACAGTATGCACTCATGGCAGTGGTAGAAAGGCCAGTCTCTTTGCAGAGCTCAGCCTGTTTTAGATCTAGTTCTTTAAGGCGAGAGATAATTCTCACTCCCACGTATGGGAACGGGCTTTCCATAATAAACCTCCTTTGTAAAATAACATGCAACAACCGAGGAAATAATATAACAAATGCGGATATTTTTCTTGACTAATCCCCGTTTGTTGCATATACTGTTTGTAGATTTACTCTTAAACCAAAATCAGCATATCACAAACGAGCGCAAAAGCAAGCGAAAAAAGGGAGGCGACAGGTAAAGTCAAAGTGTACGACGGGAGAACATCACCCCCTAATCCAGTATATTAACAGCCCCGCATCGGGGGCAGGCAACAGTAATTCTTATTCCATTCCGTTTGAGCGGAAAGGCACAGGCACAGCAATGCCATTTCAGTAGCTTATTTTCAACAGGCTTTATTTCAAAGGTAACGGATGCTCCAACATCCGAAGCCTTAACAGAACTCTTTATCGAATATCTCATAGGCAGCTCCCGCCGCACACTTTGACTTTACCATGAAACCCCCGTAAAAAGCAATCTGTAAAAAGATACGAGAACGGAGTGACAAAATGAGACATGGTAAGAAACCTACACGCAAGCAGAAAATCAGACTCGGGCGGGCGGGCCTCGCCCCGGACAACTGGCTCGTCGTTAGAGAGAAGCCGGACGGTGAGCTTATCGTCCTGCACAAAATTGCGGACACCATTAAGGTCGTCCCGGCGTCGCTCGGATAAGCGGGCAGAAAGGAAGACACAGCAGAATGGAAAAAGCACTATTAGTCGCGGTCAGCGAATACTCCAGCGTCAAGTTTCAGAAGGTGGAAGACGCGCTCAAAAGCTATTCGAAAGAAGAGCTCCTCGACATCTTCCTCCAGTATGAAGGAATCATCGGATTCACCAGCAGAATCATCAACGTCATGCAGCTACTTGGATTCATCCAGGGCGAAGAGGACGGCAAGACTGAAGCCAGCTTGAAAGAGGCTCAGAGCTTCCGGCATTTGCCTGCAGAAAAGTGCGGCTCATATGCTACCAGAGTTTACGATTTGGGTCTGCTGCTTGAAAAGGACTGTCCCAGCAACGATTGCCGCGTCTACCGCAACATCTTCAGAATGTGCCGCGAGCTGGACGAACAGGTCACGCTGCTTAGCGGATGGCCACGCAAGACCGTAGAGAGCGAGCTTCGCAAACAGTATTTTGAGCTCGAGGGTATGTACCTGATGAACTACGCGGTCAAGCAGTACAGGCGGCAGCACGAAGCGCAGGCCGGGAGAAACGCATCATGAAATGGAAACAGCACGACGCCGAAGTCAAGGACGCTCTCAGCTTTCTCTCTCAAATAAGGTTCAGAGCCTACATCGACCAAAAGACCTTCGCCAAACCCGGCAACCCGTTTGAACCCATCCCCGGCATGGAGCAGGAATTCGAGGAAGCTGGAAAGACAATCCAGCGAGTGAACGTCATCCGCTGGGAGTTGGACACCCGCCTGAGGCGCGGGAGGCTCATACACAGTATTACTTCAAAGACGCAGAACGCGATTATTTACACCCTAATTACTATCGGCTTTTTGGGTCTGATCTGGACCGGACTAACAATTGTAGGACTTTACTTTGACCTGAAACCTCTCGTTCTATTCATCGTTATGGTAGCTGTCGCGGTGGGTGCCGAAGCAACAGACCTTATCAAAACGCGGAAGCGCCGGAAGTAAATCCAAGAATTAAATCATCAGGAAAGGAGGCCGCGATGAGAAGCTGTAATAAAAAACTTACTCCCTTCGGCAAGTACGTCGTGAAGTCTCTGACAGACAGGGATATGACAAGGGCTCAGCTCGCCGCCGAAATCGGGACATCCCCGCAGTACATGAGCTACATACTCAACGGTACTAAGTCGGGCAACAAGTACATCGAGAAAATTATCGCGGTCCTTGAGCTCGACCCGCGCAAGGCCGGGAAAATCACCGCAGCATAAACCGACAGAAGGGAGGAACAGAAGTGCCGGAGGTCTATATTCCACTGGAAGCAGCGGCGGAGTTTGAGGGTGTTGGATATGACACAATGCAAAAACGCATCAAGCGAAACCCCGCAGCGTTCAAAACCAAAGCGCTGCCGCGCGAGGGCGGAGGCAAGGATCAGGTCATGGTATCCGTCGCCTCGCTGTCCTCCAAGGCAAGGCAGGCGCACAAGGCCGCTCAGAAAATTGAAGGGAGGGATGTCATCATAGAACGTCGGGCATCAGAGCTACCGTGGTATATCGAAGTCGACCTTAACCACTACATCGAAAACCACAAGAAGCAGTACTACGAAGCAATCGAGCTTTCAAAGCGTGTTCAGGAGCTGATTGACTTTACCGGCAGCGACAAGACGGGCTACGCGGAACGCTTAGCCATGAACCTCGGAATCAGCGCCCCCACCCTTTACCGCTATGTCAGCGGGTTTATTGAAGCAAACGCGTGGGCGCTCCGACTCGAAAAGGAGGACGGCAGAAACCGCGACTATTTCCGGCCCCTGTCGCTCTGCCGAAAACCGAAAGAGATTGGGAGTTTCCCGAGTCTCACCGACGAACAGAAGGCCGTCATAGAGAACATCTGGTTCGACAAGCATTTCTCCGGGAACCTCGGAACTATCGAAATGCTTTATGAAAAGTTCGAAGAGCTCGCCGTCACGCGCTTATGGGAAGACTATCCCTCAATCAAGACTGTCGCCCGATACATTAAATATCTTATGGACCAGCCCGGAGCCGAGAGCGCCCGGTACCTCGCGGCAAACGGTACACGCGAGTGGAAGAACAAGAAGATGCTCAAGGCCAAACGCGACGCCACGTCACTCGAAGTCATGGAGTACGTCATCGGCGACGAGCACACCTTTGACTTCTGGGTTCAGTGGACAGCCCCGAACGGTAAGATTAAGGCAGTTCGCCCGAAACTCGTCGCGTGGATGGATATGCGCAGCAGGGCCATTATCGGCGACGTCGCCTGTATTGACGCGAACAGCCAGACGCTTAAGGAAAGCCTAGTTAAAATGATTTACGGCGAACCGGGCGGCGTTCCCAAAATACTCCACGTCGACAACGGCAAGGACTACACCGCAAAGAGCATGACCGGTCAGAGCCGAAAGGAACGCGCCATAGAGTTCCAGTTCGACGCCGAAACGGTCGGCTTCTATCAGTCCATAGGTATCGAGGACGTCGGCAGATCTCTTCCTTACCAGCCGTGGGATAAGCCCATCGAGCGCCTATTCTCTACGGTGTGCTCAAAGTTTTCCAAGTGGTTTGACTCCTACGTCGGTACCTTAACAGGCTCCAAGACCTACGCTAAGCGCCAGAAGGACGTCGACGGAATGCTCGAGCGCGGTGAGCTCTTCACGATGGAAGAATTTTTCGAGCTCTGGACGAAATGGAAAAACGAGAAGTATCACACACGCATACACGCCGGGCTGAAGGACGCGGGCGAAAAGTGGATTACGCCGATTGAGATGTACGAGAACGGCCCGCGCTACATGAAGGCAGCGCCTCCCCGCGATTACGCGGCGATGCTGCTCATGAAGGCCGATACGGCTCTTGTGCGTAATCAGGGCATCGTGAAGTTCGGTACGCTCTACACCGATTACGAACTCTGCAACGACGTCGGCAAGCACGTCGGCATCAAGTGGGACATTGACGACGTCACGAAGCTCTACGTCTTTGACACCACTGGACGGAAAATCTGCGAGGCCGTTTCAGCCGAGCTCCTGCAGTTCGGCCCGCACTGCTCGCAGACTGCGCTTGAAAAGCACCTCCGCGACCAGAAGAGGCAGGAGCGCGAAATGCGCGACATCCTCGAAAGCATGACACTTCCTTATGATCAGAGGTTCGAGGAAGGCCGTCCCTCCGACGCAGTCGGCAAGCTCGACCTCACCATCAAGGCCGAACGCGACCACAAGATTATCTCGCTGCCAGTCGATAAGGAATACCGCGCGGAGCTGTCGTCGGGCAAGCACAAGAAGAACACCGAGGCCGGGGACAGTTTCCTCGGCAGGAAAGCAGAAAATGCTCTCACCAAGCTGAGAGCCATGAATGAATAAGGAGGACATTAAAATGTCACAGGAAGCAGCAGCAAACGCGACATACATCGAAGCCACAAGCATGATCGAGAAAATCAACAATTATCGCAACGCCACCGACACCAGCATCGCGGACATAGCCCGCGAAATCAACTACTCCCGCACAGCGGTATCCCGCTATCTTAGCGGCAAGTACGACAGCGACACTTCAGATCTCGAAGCCCGGCTGTCGGCCTACCTCGACGCCCACGCGGATGACAAGGTCGTTCACCTGCCCGTCACGAGGGCAACGGAAAAGCGCCCCAGCTTTTTTGAGAGCCGCGACGCTAAGGCAATTATCGGCGTCTGCCAGTCCTGTCAGGACTACATCGGGCTCGGCATCGTCGTCGGCAAATCCGGATACGGCAAGACCCACGCGCTCAAGTTCTACGCTAAGCTGCCCCGAGTCGCCTACATTGAATGCGACGATACCATGTCAAGCCGCGACCTCGTCGAGGCAATTGAGAAATCGCTCGGCATCCCCAGCGGGTACGGCACTATCTGGCACAGAGTCAACGGTATCCGCGACTTTTGCAACACGAACAAGGGTTACCTCATCATAATCGACGAAGCGGACAAGCTGGTGAACAAGTTCACTCAGAAGAAGATGGAGATACTCCGCGCGATTTATGATCAGGCAGACGTCGGCATCATCATCGCCGGTGAGCCTAAGCTCGAAGCCCAGATAAAAAGCTACCTCGCCCGTATGGCTAACCGCGTCGACTTCTATGTTTCGCTCCGGGGCCTCGCTCCCGCTGAAATAGACAGCTACCTTTCGGGCTTTAAATTGGACCCGGACGCGCTCTCGGAAATGAAGGCCCGCGCCTGCAATATGCAGACCGGCTGCTTCCGTCTCTTTGACCGCACGCTCAACAACGTCGTCCGCATTCTGCAGGACACCGGTAGCGACACCGTCACGCTGAAGATCATCGAACAGGCGTCCGCGCTGATGATGCTTTGAGGAGGGTAATCGATGATCGAAATATGCGCGTTTGAACCTGACGAAATCGGAGAGGCGATTGCCGGGCTTAACGGCCTGCAGGATATCATCGTCCCTATTCTGAAGGATATCAATTATGAGAGCAAGAGCGAAAACGACGCGCTCCGTTTCCAGCGCCACATTATGATGGGGAAACACGCGCTCGGTCTGATGAGCGCCCAGATGATCACGGAGGACAACGGCCCGCTGACCGAGGATAAGCTCCGACTGATGAACGACGAGCGCGTCTACGTTCAGTACAACGACTTCGGGATTTACGCTCTTGTCGCCTTCCACCGCAGAGGCGAGGAGAACTACGACAAGGACGATGGCGAGGCCGTCTGGCTGACAAACAGTCTCGGCGGCAGAAGCTGCTTTGAGGAGGTCACGGCGGACGGCGGCAAGGTCTACCGCACAAAGCCAGCAGTTCCTCCGGGACAGAATTTTTGAGAAAAGGAGCGTGAGAAAATGAGCGCGAAACAGGAAAAACGTCTCAGGCAATTCGAGCGCGAGGCATATCGAGATTCACTGCGGCACTGGCGTAACAACGAACCTCCGAAGGTATGCTTTATAAGCTGGTTGATATGGCGGACATGGAAGCCGATGCCGCCAAAAGGAGCGTGAGAGTTCATGACGGAACAGCGCTTTTACGGCATCGCCCTGATTGTGATTTGCCTTCTGTTTGTAATCGTATCCGCTCTGGGCAACGCGCACGAGGATCAGGATATCACTCCCGTCATCCTGTTCCTACCTCTGGGAATCTACATAACCGCTACGGGAGGAGACAAAAACAAGGCATCAAGGAAGGAGCCAAAACATCATGGCAAGAACAAGAATTATAGAAGCCCCAGCGCTCAAATCGTGGGAGGATGCCGACAAGGCCCTGCGCGAGATAGCCGAGGAGAACATCGCGCTCTCCGATATCGAGAGCGATATGCAGCGTCAGATGCTTGGCATCAAGATGATTGCCGAGCAGAATAGCAAGCCCCACTCTGACCGTATAGCCAAGCTCGAGCGCGATCTGAAGGAATTCGTCGAGGATCACCGCGATGATCTCGGCAAGGCCAAAACCAAGGCACTCAACTTCGGTGAGGTGAGCTTCAGGCTTTCGACGTCCGTCTCTCTCCCAAAAGCGAAGGACAAGCTCGAGGAGATTATTCGGAAGCTCAAAGCACGGAAGATGAACGACTGCATCAAGACCGAGGAAAAGGTTCTGAAGGATAACCTCAAAAAGTACGGAGAGGATGTCGTTGTCGCCGTGGGCGCTGGCTGGAAGCAGAAGGACACTTTCGGCTACGACGTCTACTTGGAAAAGCTCGAGCGGCAGATGGCAGCCGGAAATTAAGGAGGCGGGTGTGATGGCAACAGCAGCAGCCGTGAGAGGCGGACGACAGCCCGCCTCCCTCCGCACACTCTGGGCAATAGCAAAATCTCCTGAGCTCTCCATGAACGACGACGACCTCCATGCCCTTGTCTACAGGGAGACGCGCAAGTCCAGCATGAAGGAACTCACGCAGGGCGAGATTAACAACCTCGCCCGCGTCCTTCAGAACATGAAGGACGGTACCCATAGTGACGCCAGCAGCAAACGAACCGACGTGGGCGGCGACCCCCGCACGGTCGCACAGCGCCGCAAGATATACGCGCTTTGTGAGGAGCTCGGCTGGAACGACGACAACCGCCGAATCAACCGCTTTGTCAAACGGATGTATGGTGTCGACCGCGTCGAATGGCTGACGATGGCACAGTGCAGGGTTATCATCGAAGCTCTTAAGAAGATGCTCGCACGTGAGAAGGGACAGGACTATGACGGAAACTGAACGGGCAATCGCTTATTTAGAAGAACAAGAAGTGTACTTGGTGGAAACAATGGAGGACGATGAAACGGCGTCATATTACGCGAGGGCCGCACTTGCCCTCCGCGAAAAGGCAGAACGCGAAGGCCCAAAACCGCTTACGCTGGACGAACTTCGACAGATGGACGATGAGCCGGTGTGGGTAAAGGAATATGAGCTTTACGGAATTGTCGACGTTTCCGCGAATTTCGGAAACCTAGTAAGGATTTGGAGCAATGCCTTTTACTGTGTAGAAGGGCAAGACGACTTTACTGCCTATCGCTACAAGCCAAAGGCGGCCGGGAGGTCAGACCAACAATGTTGCTCTAACCAAAAGCTGGAGGCGCAGGATGAGCAGGGCTGACGATGAGAACACCTTAGAACGTGACAGCCAAGTCCTCGAAACGCTGGAGCGCATTGAGTTCATGCTTCAACAATTGAAGCGTAGCCCCGAGTCAGGAATGTATCTGCTGCTCCATTTCTACAATAAGCTCCCTGATGATGTGGCTCACCGCCTTTCTGAGCTTGACCGCGAAACGGTCGAGATCACCACCAGCACCGACCCCGATACCGCGAGTGCAGCCATTGCCAAGCTCAACGGCTCAGATTCCCTTGCACAGATTGTCCGAGCCGAAAACCATTACCGCCAGCGCCTCGGATACTCGCTGATTGGTCCTGACGGTATGCCAGAGAAAGGAACTTCAAGCAGTGGAGATACCGTACAGATGTAAACCAGATTGCCCGGACCGCTCGGGAACTTGCCACGCTACTTGTCAAATCCACGCGGAGGACAGAGCGCGTGAAGCTGTGAAGAATTTAGAAGCGCGTCGGCGCTCCAAAGCCAGCTCGGACGCCAAGTCTGTCCTGATTGAAAGCAGAATGCGATTCAGACGGGCAGCAAAAATAAGTTAGGAGGACAACATAAATGATAAAATCCGAAGTCGTCATAGACCTCATCGCCCATGCGTATGGGCTGACACAACCCGAAGAGCGCGTTATGCTCAAGGAATACCTTGACCTCTATGTCGTTGCTATCAATCTCGACGCTTTTTCAAATTGCTTTTCAGAGGCGCGAGCAGCTGAGCTTGTCGGTGGGCAGGAATTTGTCGTGCCTCTCAAAATGGCTCAGGGAGGCATCATCGAAAAGCCCTCAGCCGGTGAAGCACCAGTCGAGTATGGTAAGAGCACTGTCGAGCAGCCAAGCGGTGAGACCGCTCCCCCGAAGCAAGTACCACGCCCTCCCGGACAAACGCTGAAGCCGTTCACAGGAAAAGGGGCCACCGAGAAAACCGCAATATACAACCGTCTGCATGAGTACCGCGAAAAGCACGGCCTCGGCAGTTACGGCCCGCTGGTCGAAGCGTCGGCTGGGAAGCTGACCGATACCGCTATACGGATGATGTATGATGCTGCGCGGATGCCGCTCTCAGACTGGAAGCTCCTCGAGACGGCGCTCGATAAGGTCGGAAACAAAACGATTTGATTTTAGGAGGTCAATAAAAATGAATGATCAGCAGAAAAACGAAGTAATCAAAGCCCTCGCATACGGAAAGACCCCAGAGAAAATTGTCGACGCTGAGGACGTGACACTCGAAGAAGTCTCGGAAGTCGCCACAGCTTGCGCTGAAGAAATCGCGGAGGCGCGCAGCGCCTACAAGAAAGGAGGCTTTATCAATGAGTCAGAATAAAGGCATCGACATATCGGCTTGGCAGGGTGCCCCCGACTTCGAAAAGGTCAAGGCTTCGGGCATTGAGTTCGTCATCATCCGCGCCGGATATGGCAAAAACAACCTAGACAAGCAGTTCATGCGCAACATCACGGAATGCAACCGTCTCGGCATCCCCTGCGGCGTGTACTGGTTCTCCTATGCGCTGACTATAGCCGACGCTCAAAAAGAAGCGGAGTACTGCCTCGCGGCGGTGAAGGCATATAAGCTCGAATATCCTATTTATTTCGATCTCGAGTATGACACCATTACATACGCAGCGAAGCGCGGCGTCACAATCAACAAGGCACTCGCCACGGCAATGGCCGAAGCTTTCCTCGCGGAGATTGAGAAGGCGGGTTACTATGCAGCGAACTACTCAAATCAGGATTACATGAGCCGTATGTTTGATATGACCGTCCTCGGCAAGCATGATCTCTGGTACGCATGGTATAATCAGACCTGTAATCGCACAACGGGCCTCTGGCAGTACAGCAGCACCGGGAAGGTCGACGGAATCTCCGGGAACATCGACATGAACTACAGCAACAAGGATTACCCCACGCTCATCCGCAGTCTCGGCCTCAATGGGCTAAAGGATACGGCGACGACACCCAGCACGACAGTTACCGACTACCGGCTGGCAGGACTTGAGGCCCTCGTTAAAGCCAAAATAATTGAGAATGCTGACCTCTGGAAGAACCGTCTCGATGAGAAAGTAACAATTGGCGAGGTTCTCGGCATCCTCGGGAAGATGGTTACGAAAACCTGACAAAGGAGGGCGCAGGACATGGATAATATGGTGAAAGACCTCACAACGGAAATGGTTCCCGAGGGTATCTTCAGGGAAATAGCAAACGAGATCGGAACGGAGAACCTCATGAAGGTGGCCGACATCGTCGGTGGCGCGACGTTTTACTGGCCGAAGCCCGAGAGCTTTGTCCGGCCTGTCCGCGACGCCCGCATCAAGGAAGAGTTTAACGGGTACAACCACGTTGAACTTGCCAGAAAGTACGACGTTACGGAGCGCTGGGTGCGCCAGCTCTGCGGCGGAGGCCATGCTGAGGGGCAGTTTGAGCTTGACCTCGACAATCCCGGTGCATAAGGCTTTTACAACAAGTCTCAGAAGCAATTCTCAGAACTGCTACAAATAGTAACTTCCAGAAATATAAGCTACCCTAAGACTATGAGCTTTGCTCATAGTCTTATTTTTATTGCCAAAAGGGAGGACTTAACACCATGGACGCTATCCAGTCTCTCACAAGCACCGTCATATCCAATCTTGCTCTCGGAGTCATCACGCTGCTTGCCACCTACGCGATGTATTACATCACCAAGGCCACGGCGAAGGTGAAAGCACAGACCACCAAAATTAAAGACGAGGCAAGCCGGACGCTCCTCGTCAACGCTCTTGAAGACGTCAACGAGCTCGCGGGAGTTACCGTAGCGGCCATTGAACAGACAACGGCTGCCGCGCTCCGGCAGGCTGTCAAGGACGGAACAACCGACCGGGCCGAGCTGATTGCTCTCGGGAAGCAGGCATTTACTGAAATCAAGGCAAAGGTCACACCTGCGGCCCAGACTGCCATCACCGAGAACCTCGGCAGCTTCGACACTTACCTCACCAACCTGATTGAGACAAAGGTGCTCGCCCTTAAAGCGGCAACCAGTGCCTAGAGGGAGTCCGAATGATAACGCTTGCCCAAATAATCGGAACTGCCGCATCGGTCATCTGCACGGTCATCGTCGGAGCCCTTGCCTTCTTCATCAAGAAAACTCTCTCCGGGCTTGAGGATGCCGATAAAAAGCATGAGGACCAGATTAAAGAGCTCTCGGAAAAAAGCGCGTCTCAAATCAAGGAAGTGGCTGAAAAGAGCGCGGCTCAAACGAAGGCCGTTGAAGATAAACTCAATGACCTTCGCTCAGACCTTCCCCTTATCTACGTCACACGCGAGGACTATATCCGCACCATGAACAGCGTGGAGAAGAAACTCGACCAGCTACTCTACATGAGAAAGGAGACCACCGCTAATGATGGATGAAATGCAGGAACAGGAAGTCAGCAAGAACAAAGCCATCAGGGGCTACATCATCCGGGCCCTTGCTAAAGGCAATCAGAATGCGCTGCTCGTCCGGCAGATAACGAACGCCCTCGTAGCGGATGGACTCATCCTTACGCCGGACATATCGAAGCATCTCGAATATCTGACGGAGGCGGGCTACATTGCGTTTTCTAGCCAGATAGCGAACGCCTATAATGCATACCGCCGTGACGCGGTAATTAAGCTCACGCGGAAAGGCGTCGATTTGGTCGAAGGCACTATCGACGACCCCGGCGTAGATGTCTGAACAGAAGAAACGCCGGACGCGGGTAAGCTCCACGGTGGACAAGCTCCCGGATGATATAAAGACGCAGCTTGACCTGAAGCTCGCCGATACGGCGAACACCTATTTCGATATCTGCGACTGGCTCAAGGAACAGGGCTACAACGTCAGCAAGTCGGCAGTCGGACGCTATTCTCTGCGTACCAACAAGGCCGCTCAGAGAGTAGCTGAAACGATTCAGCAGACGCAGGCCATCGCTAAAATAGTCGAAACGCACCCCGACCTTGACTACACCAGCGCCACCAGCATGGTGCTTATGGACGGCCTCATGCGGAGAATCAGCTCCGCTGAGGAAGAATTTGAGGTTATGCCGCTCGACAAGGCCGGACGCCTTGTCACCTCCCTGCAGCGGAACGCCATCTATGAAAAGCGTACCAAGCAGGATATGAAGAAAAAGATGGAGCTTGCCTTCGAGGAGCTTGAGACAGAGCTGATGGCATCCATCAAGCAGCACCCCGAGCTTGCCGCCGATCTTCGCAGCGTGCTGGCCCGCGCCAAGGAGAAGGTGCTCACTGATGAAGATTAACATCGACGAATATCTTGAAAGCCTCGACCAGCAGGAAGACCGCGAGGCGGTCGCTAACCGGGAATACCAACAGCAGCTTTTTGAGAAGTATGTCGCCAGCGGCGAAAACTTCCCAGAGCTCCGGGCGCAGTTCCTTAAGGATTACAAAGGCGGCGTATCGCTCACCGGGCCGAAGGGCCTGCGGCGCAGGCTCGGAGCTTTTGACCTTGAATATTTCGGGCGGGCCTACCTTCCCCATTACTTTGTTCGCGAGTCTCCTAAGTTCCACGGTGAGCTTGACAGGATATGGCGCGAAGGCGTCATGAAGGGACTTGATCCGTGTACTGACGCGAAGCAGATAGATCTCTCCGAAGGCTGTCGACGCGCAGCCGAGGCTCCTCGTGGACATGCGAAGAGCACGAACTTTACTTTCAAAGACAGTATCCACGCTGCTGTCTACGCTTACAAGCATTATGAGATCATCCTCTCCGACAGCTCGGAACAGGCCGAGGGCTTTCTCACCGATATCAAAGCAGAGTTTGAAGAGAACACTGCGCTCAAAGAGGACTTCGGTGATCTGAAGGGCAGCGTCTGGAAAGCATCAGTCATCCTGCTCGCCAACGGTTCCAAGATCGAAGCGCTCGGAGCAGGCAAAAAAATTCGCGGACGCCGCCACAAGCAATGGCGTCCCGACCTTATTCTCTGCGACGATCTCGAGAACGACGAAAACGTCAACACCCCTGACCAGCGCAAAAAGCTGCGCAACTGGTTTTACAAGGCCGTGTCGAAGGCGGGAGACACATATACG